CCGTAGGTGCTGTTGGAAACTTTGGATCGATGACTAGTAACGCAGCTGGTGTTGCTGGTGATTTGGCAGGTACTATTGGAACTACTGGCGCTATGACTTTGAGCGCTGGTGGGGCAGGTACAACTGCTACTGGCCAATTTGTAACCGAACTAGAGGTCAGATAAGGAGATATATATTATGTCTAGGTTACAAGAAGCAATCGGTCTTGGATTGATTCTTGGAGTCATGCACGGATTGGTACAACCCGCCCACTCCGTGCCCGTGGTGCCAAACTTCACCCAAGGCTCAATGACCAGCCATACAGAAACCACAAGTAAGGTTACTGAAACGATTAATTCTATAGATTATTCAACAGGATGGGAATACTCGGTTTCGGGGGTAGGCGTGTCCAACAACGGACAACCATTGAACCCCAACACAAATACGAACACAGTCACTGTAACTCCACTAGGAGGGATAGAGGGAAGCGTAACAAGCAACAACACCTCAGCAGATTTAACAGGTTCAAACTTCACACTGACAACACCAGGTGGAGCATTCCAATTTTCACAACATTACCGTGGGCCAGGCGTCACGAATCAGACGGTAATCCAGAGAGTAACAGAGGTTACAAGCGTAACCGACACAACAAGTATCTTTACCCAGTAGTACTATGTCTAAGTCAACTTGCGATTGTCCCTGCCACACTGGCGGAAAATGTAGGGGGTGTAAGTGCAACAGCTAACCCTATCGCCAACTCATCAGGCTCGGTAACCAACCAGGCTATTCAGGTTTTACAGGGTCCTTACATTACTAACACATATGGCAATGGTATCAGCTGCCAAGGTCCTACTCTTAACGTAACTCCATTCATTACACATGGAAGAAGTTATCAAGAACCATGGAATGATATCTACTATGAGCCACAATATGATAGTACAGACTTTATTGGTAGAACAATTCAAGTCCAAAAGAACGTAAAGAACTATCCCTGGGAACCTTGGTATGATAATCGTACCAAAGACGATGGCACCCGTTGGTTTGAAGATGGTGCAGACATGACCGTCATGGTAGATGAGATTGTAGGGGACGGCATACCAGACAATCCTGGCAGCGTGATCTGGCAGAAACCAGTTCGCACAGGACAACAAGATAATTTGTCAACTAATATTGGTTTATCGGCAACTCTCTCATGGCCGTTGGATAATAGTCTGCAAGATCGTTGTAAGAAAGCAGCAGATACACATACAGAATTACAGGCACAACTAGTTGCCAACAAACGCCTCGACTTTGAGATAGCCCGTTTAAAAAATTGTGGCGAACTTTTACAAAAAGGCATTTCATTTCACCCCAAGAGCCCATACTATTCCATCTGTGCAGATGTGGTAGTGCAAGGTGTTAATACAATTAGACCACACGTTCACTCTATTCCAAGTACCGAAGCTAATGGTACAGCAGAAGACCTAGGAACATTCTCTATAGGTAAACCTTAGTCTTTTTTCTTCTTTTTATGCCATTTAATAGGTGGTAATCCCTTCTTCTCACGGTATTTGTCTGCTCGAATCTCAGCAGAACTTAACTTGGGAGGAGTTTTACCTAGCAATCCTTGAACCTTCTTTATAACTTTTTTAACAACAGGTTTTACCACCTTCAAAAGCATATCAGCAAGAGGTTTTGCAAGGATAGCAGAGGACGTTGCAACAACAGCAATAGAAGCAGTGGCAGTTACAGCACCTGCTGATGGGATATTACCTACAATCTGTTCTACAACCTCAATCTTTTCAGTAACCTGAATACATTCCTTACCAACCAGTTCATATCCAGTGACCTTCAAGTCTCCTTTAATATGTCCAACTGGTTCTTTTAATTCTTGGGCCCTCGTTGGGCATTCTACATTACCAGTATCTCCTGTATTAGGTACAGAAGGAGTTTCTGGTGTTTCTGTTTCTGGAGCTTTGGGTGGTTTAATTGGTGGTGGTTCTTGCTTTTGTTGTGTCAGTTCAAGTCTTGATGCATCATAATCTATAGGATAAAAAGAGGGTGAACCTGCATCGCAGTACACCCTTGTGCCATCAGGATCATCTTCCTTCAAGGCAGTATTCTTATCACTTTCTTGGTGTGCTTCAACACAGCCTGGCATGTTGACAACAGGAGTTCCTACCACACTTGTAACAGGTGGATAGATTGGTATTGCCATTGGTGGATTTTGAATCAACCAATCATTAACATAGATATTTGGGATATCAATTCGATTAAGTCCGACACTACGAATAGAAATATCGCCCGTACCAATATCAGGTATCTCCATTGTTACTAAGCCTACTAGGAATCAATTGATAAGCTAACTTATCTCTCACGGCATTTATACGATCATTATCATATTGTTGAAAGTTTCCTTTCTTCTCCACCTTTTTATAATAATGGAGAGCATTATGGATGATCGTAACGTCTTCGATACTCAGGTCGAAGTTCATCTAGGAAGTCCAGGGAGTCCACCACCACCGCCAGGAATAGGCATAGCACCACCAGTTGCAGAAGGTAGTTCAGGCATAGCAGAGTCTAACATTCCTGGAAGGGCACCAGCGATTGCTTCTGTTGCGGCCTTAGTAACACGTTCTTTGACACTTTCAGCGATAGCATCACGGCGAAGATAAACAACTGTACCAGTACCGATGATACCAGCAGTTCCTAGAAAGGATAACACTGCTAGTGCATTAATAATTTTTTGCATAATTTTATACCTTAGGAGGTGGGTTAGTAGTAGGAGCAATAACCATAGGAGCTTGCTCAATTCTAATGGTCTGAGCAGGAGCAGTGTTAGCAGCCCTTTCAATTAGTTTTTCAAGGTCAGCTTTACTTACTTGTCCAGCACCATTCATTTTCATAGTTCCATCGCCAGACTTCTTAGCAGTCTGGACGCCAAAAGTCGCTAGCACGCCCGTGAAGACGGATGCTATGAAAGTTGGATCAATCTTTTGTTGGGGAAGACCTGGGATTGTAACATAATTAAGTGTTAAGATCCCTCCACTCCAGATGAGAATACCCAATCTAACGAGGGTACTCAAAATCATCAGTTGCTCTTCGGAGTCTTCAACTTTATCCTTCAGTTTACCTAAAGGGCCCTTAGGTTTTTCCTTCTTTAATTCTTCTGACATGTATCATATGGAATCAGGCGATAGTATTTAGTAATTTCATTCTCCACCACGAGGATACAGGTGGCCCACTCCAGGTCTGAATCCTCGTCTATGGTCATATCTATCACTAACGTCTGAAAAATTCAGATCAGTATCTAAAACTCTTACAGTTCCATTTGTAGAAGTAAAAGTTTGAATACCAACTGCTTGAGAACGATTTGCTATCGTAGTAGCAAATCCAACAACAACTGATCGTTGTCCACTAAAAGTGAAATTTGATGAGAGTACTAGAGACATCAGACAAACCTCGCACAGAGTAGTACACCGTTAGTCTTGTTAGACTGATTATATGATCCTGTTACAACATAGTATTTTTCAGTAGGACTAATAGTAATAATATCTCCTGTCTGAATGTTGGTACTAGGAGCTTCATACTCAAAACTAATCAATACAAAGTCATCAGGCATATAAACAGGAGCAGGAATCCAATTCCAGAATAGTGGAATTCCCTTTACTGTAGTATAGTGTGGTGGAGCAATTGGTTGTTTTCCAGCGGGATTATTACTATATTCCAGTTCAGTCGTTCTATGATAGATTCTAGCATCATAAGAATTGACATATTGATGATCCGTTAGACCAGAATAAATCTCCTGCCATGAACCATCAATCCCGAAATCATATCCGCGATAGAAACTTAATTTACGATAATCCGATCGGGTAGAACCACAGTAATTATCTATTTGTAGATGTGGGTAACTAGTTCCACCTTGCCAGGTAATTTTACTAAATCCATCACAAAATACTTCATCATAATCTAAGAAATCAGGATTAAAGTTATGAAGAACGATAGCATCATAGGTATTATCATCTAAAGATACTGAAGATTTTGTTGGTTGATTCCAAACAAGAATAGCAAACTTAGGATCAATGCCAGACCTGAATACCCTTAGGTCTAGAGCAAATGAATTTCCACTACTTACTGTAACTGAATTTCCTGTAAAAGAAGAATGAAGAGGACACATCATACTACTACCAGCAGGAGATTGTTCTACATGTGCCTGGTATTCTCCACTAAAACAAGGCAGATTATCTGCATTACGCTGTGAAAATGAACTAATACCAGTACTACCTACTTGATATTCGTCTCCACTAACAGGATCAAAATGCCCCCAACCATTCCAGTATGGCCCAGAAGCAAGGGTCAGGGTAGTTTCATTATTATTAGTCCTAAAAACATGGAACATATTGTCATACTTTTTACCAGGAGCTACTGATAATTTCAACGTTCCATAATTATAATTACTGGTTGGGTGTCTATGACTATCATAGAATTTATTAGTAGTCCCACCAAAACTAACAGTAGGAGGAGATGCATATACAGTAATACCAAATCCTAATGTAGATGCAGCTGCACCAACTGGAAAGGATATAAATTCACCACTAGTATATCCAGAACCAGGATTAGCAATTGAAACATCATTT